TGCAGACAGCTATGAAATTCATGAAATATCGGCTGCTCTGCTTTTGTCGCTTCTGGATGGGTGAAGAGCAATTAAAAGATAAAAGCTTCCCACCCCTAGAACATCCCGGTTGCCTCTTTACCGGTCGAGGGACACGTTGGTTAATTTCGCTTAAACATAAGCAACCAGCGTATTTTGAGTGTCTAGTGCATACGATGCTAATTACAGCAAAGGGTATGCTACCTCGTCCAGGTTATTTCATGTGTCTTGAGGACGACATGAAGTGGAGACGTGATGTCTTCACGGGTGAAAAGAAACAAGCAGATCCTGTTTTACAGGAGAAAATTCGTTACTATGTAACGAAGATAATCGGAGACAATGTCTGCCGATATGAGGACATTTATGAAAAACCTAAATGCCCTTCAACATCTGCTAATTATGTGGATTCTCGTCGTAACGGTGGTTGTGTTACAACACTACTGGATGATGAGTATATCTCAGCAACCGAAATTGCTGATCCACATATTGGGACTTTTCCCTATGAAGATAAGAATGTCTTCATCAATGTAAATGGTGAAAAGCTTTGTAGTATAGCGACGCAAGGTTTTTATGCGAACTATAACATCAAGGCTAATTTTATTGATGTGTTTCACCATTGTGTAGAGAAAGCTGTTGATGAGCCGCCACATGTAAATCCTGTGGTTTTGAGTGAGGCTCTCAAGGTTCGGACTATAACTAAGTGTCCACCTTATTTAATGTTTGTAATGAACAGCTTTATCGATCCTCTGCGCAAGTTCCTTAAGAAACTCCCTGTCTTTCGTTTAACAGGTGAACAAGAGGATGAGGAGGTAATTGACGAGATGTTCAAGGACCCTAGTAGACTATTCACAAGCGGTGATTACCGCGACGCTACTAATAAGCTCTACAGTTGGGTCTCCGAAACTGTTGCCGACGTTCTTTGTGATACATATTATAAGAACGTTGTTGAGTATGACCCTCGCTGGCGCGACTTGTTCAAGCGCAGCCTCACCGGATTCTTATGCTATTTTGAAGGTGAGTGGTTAACGCAAAAGAGAGGTCAGTTGATGGGTAGTGTTGCTTCTTTTCCCGTGCTTTGTTTGGCCAATTTCGTGGCCTGCTCAGTAGCAATGGAAGAGAATCCAGTTGGTTGGGATGCCTTGCTGGTGAATGGGGACGATTGTGTTTTTGAGTCAAGTCAACAATGTTATGACAAATGGCTCAACAATTGTCCTTCTTTTGGTTTGGAACCTTCTGTCGAAAAAAGTTGGTTCCGACGATCTTATTTACAGATCAATTCACGAGCTTATAGGCCCCTCGATTCTCCTAGCTTCCACAATGAGTTGTGGGAAAGGTCG